CGTCACCGACATCCTCGCCGGCGGTCTGGCCGGATCACTGGCGCTCGCTGCCGCGGGTGAACTCGAAGTCGCGCGGGCCGCTGAAATTGCTGCCACGACTCTGTCTGTCTTCGGGCTCAAGGGTGACCAGGCCGGGCACGTCGCCGACCTGCTCGCCGCCGGCGCTGGCAAGGCTCAAGGCTCGGTCGAAGACCTCTCTCTCGGCCTCGGGTACGTCGGTGTCACCTTCGCCCGCCTCAACATCCCGCTCGAGGAAACCGTGGGCACGCTGGCACTGCTGGCTGCGAACGGTCTGCTCGGCGAGAAGGCCGGTACCGGCCTGCGCAGCGTGATCTCTTCCCTCACCGCCCCGGTCGCCAAGGGCGCCGAGGAGATGAAGAAGTACGGCATCGAGGTGTTCGACGCGCAGGGCAACTTTATCGGCATGCAGGGCGCGGCTGAGCAGCTGCAGAACGGCCTCGGAGACCTCGACGAAGAAACCCGATCCGCCGCCCTCGGCGCGATCTTCGGCGCGGAAGCGGCAAGCGCTGCCGGCATCCTCTACAAGTCAGGCGCGGAAGGCGTCAAAGAGTGGACCGACAACGTCGACGACCAGGGATTCGCCGCGAAGCAGGCCGCGGATAAGACGAACAACCTCCTCGGAGACCTCGAACTGCTCGGCGGGTCCATGGACTCGATCCTCATCAAGACCGGCGGCCAGGCCAATGGGACTCTGCGCGAAATGGTGCAGATCCTCATCGGCGTCACGGATTGGTACGGGTCCCTCGACGAGGGCGTGCAGGGCACAGTACAGACCATCGGCATCGCTACCGGCGCCGCTCTGCTCCTCGGCGGCACGTTCCTGCTGGCCGTCCCGAAGATCGTCGCATTCCGTGCGGCACTGACCACACTGAACACCACCATGCGGGGCACCGCTGCCGCCGGCGGCGCTGTCGGCATCGTGCTCACCGCTGCGGCCGTCGTGCTCGGCGCATTCGCGAAGAAGCAGGCCGACAGCAAAGCGACCATGGATTCGTACACCGCATCCCTGGACGAGAACACCGGCGCGTTCACGAAGAACACTCGCGAGGCCATCATCAACGAGCTGGAGTCGTCGGGCGTCGCGAAGGCTGCGAAGCTCAGCGGGATCGACCTGGGCACGATGACGGACGCAATCCTAGGCGAAGGCGACGCTCTCAAGATCGTCAACGAGAAACTCGCCGAGCATAAGGCCGAAGTCGAGTCGTCCGGCAATTCCAGCGCCATTATCAGCAAGTCGTTTCAGGAAGTCGAGGGGGCGATCACCGGAACGCAGGGCAAGCTCACCGAGGCGAAGCGTGCGTGGCAGGAACACAAGGACGCCATGGAGTCGTCGACGGGAACCGCCGATGACGCTGTGCCCGCTTACGAGGCCGTCACCGAGGCCGTCGACGGGGTTACTACTTCCGTCCTCGACCTCGCCAACGAGCTCGATGCACTCAACGGGAAGAACCTCGACGCACGGGAGTCCGCCCGCAACCTCGAATCGTCGTACCGGGACTTCGACGCGGCACTGAAGGAGAACGGCGCCCACCTCAATCAAGCGGGCACGGACCTCGACATCACGACCGAGAAGGGAGCAACCCTTCAGTCCGCCCTCGACGACATCGCGTCGGCTGCTGGCGGCGCCGGGCAGGCCATCGTGGACTCTGGCGGATCGTACGAGGACTACCAGGCTTCGCTCGAGGCCAGCAAAGGGCAGATCGACGCCCGCATCGCCGCGCTCGGCATCACTGGACAAGCCGCGAAGGACCTCAGCGACAAGATCCTGCACATCCCCACCAAGGCCGACTTCACCGCGTACGCGGATACACAGGCAGCGCAAGAGCGGTTGCAGAAGATTCAGGACCTCATCAACGGCATCGGCTCGACGATGTCCATGCACGTGTCCACGGGCCCCGGCGGGTCCGGCGGTATCACGCAGGCAGACGGCGCCGTGGTCAGCTACCACGCCAACGGCAGCGTGTCAGAGAACCACGTCGCCCAGATCGCGAAGGCAGGCAGTATGCGCGTGTGGGCTGAACCGGAGACGGAAGGTGAGGGGTACATCCCCCTGGCCCAGTCCAAGCGAGTGCGCTCTACGGCGATCCTCGCTGACATCGCTGACCGGTTCGGGTATCAGCTGGTATCCGGTGGGGCAAAGTCGTTTGCGAACGGGTCGGCCGGCGGCGCGCCCACGGCCTCCAGCCGATCCATGACGGGCATGAAGCTCACCGGCACCCTCGACCTCGGCAACGGGCTCAAGGGCGTCATGCGCGCCGTCGTCGCATCAGTGCTCGACGAAGAAGAAGACACCCGCAAAGCCGGCTACAGGGAAGGTATCTAATGCCTCGCATTCGCGACATCATCACGAACCCGTCCCTGCGCATCAACTCCACAGGGTGGAGCGCAGAGGCAGACGGCGCCGCTGACTTTTCGGCGGCAACGACAGGGTTCGACACTGCGGGCCTTGTGCAGCTCACCTTCACGGCGGCGTCCACACCGGGCGCCGTCGCGAAGATCCTGCAGGCCGTCACCCCTGGCGATACTGTCTCGCTGGGAATCCACGTGCGGGCGTCACGCGATCAGGTGATGAAGCTCGTGGCGACGTTCCTGACTGCGGATGGCACACCGATCAGCACCACGTACGGGGAAAACAAGTACGTGCCGGCCGGAGTGGTCACGCGCATCACCTTCGCCGGGGCCATCGTCGGCGAAGTTCCCCCGAACGCCGCGACGGTAAGCATCGCGGCGTCCGTGGATCTCGCCGCCGGATCAGCGTGGAGTGCGGCCGACACCCTGCAGGCGTCGAAGGCATCGGCCACGCAAACCCCGGGCGTGATCGAGTGGTTCGACGGAGCGTCGGCGTCATCGGAATGGGTAGGCGCATCAAACGCGTCGGCATCGGACCGGCTCTTCACCTATCCGATCCTCACCCCCCACGGCGACCGAGACCCGGGGCCGCGCGTGAACATCTTCTTCGACACACTGCACACGGCCGCCGTCGAGGTCACCGTCATTGCCATATCGGAGGACGGCACGATCCCAGTGCGCAACGCCACCAAGGAATTCGCAGTCGGTGGGTTCTCCATCGTCGACTACGCCCCACCGATCGGCGTCCCGGTCACGTACAAGGCGGAGCAGTTCGACACTGACGGCGTGAGCGTGGGGTTCACGGAATCGGCGGACACGATCATCGACGGGGACCCGCTCACGGTGTGGATCAGCGACCCGCTGGACCCGCTCTCACAGGTCCCCGTGCATGCCGATGCTGAGTTCGGCGCGAAACTGTCGCGCACACGGCAGATGCGTCTCGTCAACCTCGGGGACACGACCATCGCCCTGATGGGGTCCATGGGCCTGCTCGAGGATGTGTCGCTGCGATGCAGCACGGAGAGCCTCACCGACGCGGCGATGCTCGACCGGATTCTGATGCGCACCATCGTCCTAGTCCGCTCAGCGCCACCGCACCGGATCCCCCGACTCTTGAACGTTGCGATCGGCCAGCCCAACCGCTCGGTATGGGAAGCGCAGTACGGGTCGCTGTTCACCGGGTGGGACCTCTCAGGCGCCGAAGTCACCCGCACCGACTTCGACATCATCGTGCCCGTCGTCACATGGCAGGCGTACATCGACGCTTTCCCCACGTGGGCGCTTTTCAACGCCGCGTATGCGAACTGGCTCGACGCCATAGATAACCCACCCCGGGAGGCCTAGATGCTGCAAGTCAGCGAGGAGGTGCGCCGCGCCCTCAAGACGAACCAGCGCGGCGACGTGCGATGCAGCGCCTTCTACCTCGGCGCGGTAACGGCCGCGGGCGTGCGCCTCGACACGTCCGGGTCAATAAAGTTCGACGGGTCCGGCGAGATCCAGGCGCAAGGCACGGTCCGCGCGCTGGGCTCGTCAGGGTCCCTCGTGCCCCGCTCCATGACTGCCCCGCTCGCCACCTACGGGCAGGAACTAGCGATCTGGCGAACGGTTATCATCGGTGAGCAGTCGTGGGACATTCCCCTCGGCCGGTATCCGATCCAGCGCGCGTACGACTCCGCTGAGCACCACGAGGTGTACGGCACGCGGTCGATCGTCACCAGCTGGGAAGTGAACCTGAAGCTCGCGGATCGCTTCGAGTCGATGCGCGCCGATGACTTCCAAAACGTCGAGTCGCCTGTTCCTGGGGCGTCTGCGTATCAGGAGCTGCGGCGACTGTGCCCCGTGCCCGTGCAGGAGTCACTACTTGACCGGGCTGTGCCGCTCGGGACAGCTTACGGCTCGCGAATCGACGCGATCACGACGCTCTGCGCGATCCTCGGCGGCGTCCCGCACCTCACCCGCGAAGGCGTGCTCAGGCCTCGCCTCGCTGACGGGTGGCTGACCGTCACCGATCCTGTCTTCGATATCAACGGGGTGATCGAGTGGGCCGACGACATGAGCAACGACTTCGTGAACCAGGTGCAGGTGCGCTCCAGCTCGAACAATGACCTGGTCGCGTTCCGGTCGATCACCGACAATTCCAACCCGCGCTCGGTCGCACGCGCCGGT